ACCTTTTACGATTGGATTGTCACGAGGTATCTGCTGCATATTGAGTTTACCACTAGAAGATAGACGACCAGAAGTTGTTCCGTGTAAGTTAAAGTTTGTTCTCAATCTTCCATCACGATTCAGTGCAGGTATAATCTTATCAAGATATGTATTCTTGATTTTAACTTTCTGACGAATCTGTAATATTAAATTAGGAACTGGGTGTTCTTCTGCAAGTTTTCCCAATACTTCTGCATTTGTACTATCTGCTCCTGTACTTGTTAATATTCCTGTGGGTTTTAGTCCAATATAATCAAATAGAAGTGATCTAAGTTGAAGTGTAGAGTTAGGATTAAACTCTTTGCCTTGTGCTTTTTCAAATTGTTTTACTTCTTCAAATTGATACAGTTCTTCAACTGCTTGATCAATTTCATTTTGCATTAGTTCTGTAGACTTCCATAGTCTTTCTTTATCAAACGGCACTCCGTTATTTTCAATATCTCTAAGGAATCTGCAACCAGGTATTAATATATCTTTATATACTTTATAGAAAGGCTTGTCTAAACAATACTTTTCAAACTTCTGGAACAATAAGAAAGTACAAACTGCATCCATTGCAGCATAGTTTTTCATTACTTCAAAAGGAATCATTTCCCATTGAAAGTCGTCTTTTAATATTCCGTTTGCTTTTCTATAATTATCTATCCAATCGTACATAGGTTTTTCATAATCACCGTAGTCTGTGTATTTTAAAGATAGTTGTTTTAGACCGTGTGTTCCAGGCTGTTCATCTATACAGTAGTGTAGTAGCATAGTATCTTCAAATCTTGGAAACTTAAATCCAAAATGAAACTCAAAGAATCCTAAGTCAAATTTTGCATTGTGAAATACTACTCTTTTCTTGTCAAATAGTTCTTGCATCATTTGTTCTGCTTTTTCATCAATACAGTCTGCTGCTACATATGCGCCATGCTCAGGTTCGTATGATAAGCTAAATCCTAGCATGTAACCATCTCTTGGATACAATGCAGTAGTTTCACAGTCAAGTGCTATGAAGTCGTGTTCTGAGTCTAGTGCCTTTTCTAAAAATGTATATAGTTCTTTGCTTTCTGTAATTCCATAACATTTGTCTGTATCTAGTTCTTTTTGTTTTAGTTCTCCACTTATATATTTTTCTGCACTTTCTACACTTTCTTTCCAAAGTGTTTTCATTTCTGGTTTAAAGGCAAGCATAGCAGGATTAATTAAAGGAATAAATTTCTTATCAATAACTTTACCACTATACTCTGTAACAGAAGTTACTTTTGTATAGTATTTTACAGGTTCTGATCCAACCAAAATAATCCAATCATAATCATCTACATTTATCTCTAAGTCCACATCACCTTTTAATACTTTCTTTTTAGTAGGGTCTGAACATAGAGCTAATCTATCTGTGACAAAATCAAAATCTAAATACTTTTGTTTAGATGGTTTTGTCTCAATTAACGCTATCTTTGCCATAATATATACTCCTTAATTGTCTAACTTGTTCTATTGAAAGTTCACCTGCATCATTGATACCCTCAGGTAACTCTCTTATTTCTGCTCCCAGTTGTATTTTATCACAGAGCTGTTTGATTTTCTGAGCACCAAACTGTCCTGCTGAATCACTATCTAATAATATATCTACCTTTCGTATTCCCTTTAATTTTAGTAGTGATAATTTATCTTCATTCACTCCCGCTACACCAAAACAACACATAGCATTACTTAAACCGCCCATGTGTAGCTTCAATACATCATAAATGCCTTCTGTCAAAACCACAGAATCTTTTATTGGAGTAGCGTGAATAGGGTATAAAGGGAGATTAGCACCAACGGGAGTATTGTAATATTTAGGCACAACTCCCCTCTTACCCCTGCACACAAATGCAACTATTTTCTTTGTTATGTCCGTTACAGGAAAACATAGTCTGTCTGTAAAAGGACTTACTGAAGCTGTAAATGCTCCAAACTCTTTGTAAACCCAAGGAGCGATTTCTCTATAATTACCTTCATACGGCATAGCTCCGCTTGGCATTTGTTGTCCTATTACTGATTGTCTTTTTAATTTTATTTTATTTAATAATCTTGTTCTAGCTAAATCTAATGTATTCTGATGCATTCCGTAATGAAGATGTATCTGTCCTTTATATCCGCAAGAAAAACAATGAAATACACCTGATTCTTTATCTACTCTCATACTTGGGTTTGTATCGTCATGTTCTCTATTTAAACATCTAATAATAAAATCTTTACCAGATGATCTATACGGTAACTGTTTTTCTGATAAAAGTTCTTCTACATTCATACTTGTTCCTGTGCCTCTTCTTCATTATACATAGCTTCTTTTATTGCTTTCTTTTCTGCTGGACTCATAGCAGAGTCTGGTCCAATCTTTAGTGTTCCCCAATCAACTGCACTAGTAAATGATTTCATCTCTCTGCTTCTCATTTTTACACAATTAAAAGTCATGCAGTTATCTTCTTGTTCCCATGTTTCTAAGGAGTAAGCAGCATCTGCCGCATCAAGAATACCTTTTGCAAATCTAGCTTCACCTGTTGAATCTGTTTGATATGGTGAGAAAACCATTGCTTCATACTCTTGTGCATATGCTTTCAATGCTTTACTAATTTCTACTTGTTCTATCCAATCGTATTGACCCGATCGGTTTGGTCTGTTTGTTCTTTTAACTTGGTTTAGGTAATCTACTATAATTACCCCAGGCTTTATAACATCTACTTTCTGCTTTAATTCTGCCTGTATTCTGGACAGTGTAAGACTTGGATCATAGACAATATCTAGTTGTTTTTCTTTATTTAAAGGTTGTTGTCTTAGTTTTTTATGAAATTTGTCAAAGTCTTCTTGAATATTATTATAATCAGAAAGAATGTCCTGTCCATTCTCATATCTTCCTGCCCACCATTGTGCTAGAGTATGCCACTCTACAGGACTTAAATTTTTATTTCTCAATCTTTTCATTGGAATATCGGTTGCAATAGAGCACATTCTTTGTAGTATTGCTCTGCTGTCCATCTCAATTGTAAAATAGATTGAAGACTTGTTTTGGTTATATGCATTAACTGCAACATTACAACAAGTCAAAGATTTACCTGCACCTCTTCTACCACCTACTAAAACTAAATCTTTTGGTGAAAAAGCAAAGTCAGAATCATACTCTGCATTTAATCCAAGAGGTAAATATCTTTCAAGTTCGTCATTAGATTCAAAGATGTTCATATGTTGCATACTTTCTTCTGGTGGAATAACATCTACTCTATCTGAAACATCTAGTACTATCTGTGATAGAGAATTAATGTTCTCTTCTGCTGTCTGAAACCCAATACTATAATCAACGAACTTTTCTAGTTCTTTGAATATTTCATCTTGTGTATATTGGTTTTTAAGATACTCAAGCAGCATCCAAGCATCTATCTCGGTTTCTACTGCTTCTATTGCTGATAGTTTTGCAACTGTTGCGTCATCACGAACATCTGCATAAAGGTCTTGAAAGGTTGGAAGGGCGTGATAATGGTCTAAATGATTATTGATGACGCGAAAAATCCCTTGAAGATCACCACTTAAATAATTTTCTTTAAGCGCACTCCAAGTTTCAATGTCGTCTTGTACAATTATCTGTTTTAGTAATGCCGAAGCAAGATTCAATGTTACCCTCCCGTAAGATAAAAAGAGAGAGGGCCATCACTCGTGATAGAAGCCCTCCACTCTAAAATATTTAGCCTATTTCTTTTTTAGCTGCGCCGTTGTAGTCTGCACACTGAAGTCCTCTTCGTGTTAGCATGGTTTTAACACCTCTAACAGTTTTTCCGATTTCATTTGCAATATCTTCAACAGACATTCCTGATATGTCTAGGTCAGCCAAAACGTCAGCTTTGCTAGAACCTTTGGTTTCTCTTTGTTTTGGAATAGCATTAATATCACCAGATCTCAATAGTGATAGAGCTTTTCCTCTAATAGAATTTACACTCTTGCCTAGAGCTTCTGCGATTTCTTCTACGAAGCTACCACCGTTAACTAGGTTAACAAACTGCTCTTCTTCTTCAGGTGTGTAAGTTCTAACACTTTCTACTTTAGGAGCAGGCTTAACATGCTCTGTAAGTTCCATAGAAAGGATTTTACCTTGAATTGACTTAGCACTAAATGCTCCGCCTTCAAAGTTGCTTGCAATTTCTGCATATGTGTAAGAACCTGAGTTATCTTCCACAAAATTTCTTAATGTTGCTTCTTGCTCGTCTGAGAAAGACTTAGAAGCTGAAGCTGAGGCTAATTCAACTTCGTAACCCATTTTTCTTAACTTAGAAGAAACACTTCTTGAAGAAGTTTCTAAGTTTTCAGCTGCTTCTTGAACAACTGATTGAGAAACTGGGCCTTCGCCTACGAAATCAACTAATTGTTGAGTTCTTTCATCTGTCCACTTTGGTAGTGCCATGATTTTATTCTCCTATATTTTTTATATTATTTATAATTTGGACTCCTCGTTCCCGAGCAGTCTGGGTTTTACTACTTTCTAATCCACTCTCGTTAAGTAGTATTGTAACATCTTTGGTAAGACTGTCTTTGACAATATACCCTAGCTTTTCTAAGACTGCTTTTGCAGCAGCTTTAGTTGGATAGGATTTTAACTTACCTGTAATGCAAACAACACCCTTATTACTTTCTTTCGGTTGAGTAGTTTTGCAACTAAAAGAAAAGGGAAGAGTATCATACTCGTTTAGATAAAAAACTTCATCTAACCAGTTTAATAAACTCTCTGTTGCTTTTGGGCCTAGCCCTGCTTTTACACATGAATCTTCATTTATTTCTTCTATGTGAGAAATAACATTTCCTAGTTTTTGAGCAGCGGTGTTCCCAATTAGGTGTATGGAAAATGCTGGAATCAGCGTTATAAGGTCAACAGCTTTACTTTTCTCTATTTCTTGGTGTAGCTTGATACCCATTTTGTCTGATCCCAACAGATCACATAATTCATCTTCTGAGAATGAATATAATTCGTGGAGGTCTTGAACTTGCAACTTGTTAAGAGTTGCTGGCCCAAGTCCTCTTATTTTGAGTGTTTTAGCAAAGTGTTCCAATTTCTTAGAAGACCTTGCTGGACAAGAATCATTCAAGCAAAATAACTGTTCATTGACTAACTCTAGCTTACTGCTACAAGTAGGGCAATCAACGGGTATATTTATTTCTTTCATCTCTTCTTTCAAAATATAATACTATTATATCAAAAAAACCAACGTTTGTCAAGAATTATTTTTTGGAAAGTCTTGGTTAATCTTCAGTAAAGAGTCAAAATTGAAACATTCGGTATGACCACCAAATTTTATTGAAGGCTTATATGAATCTGCCTTGTATTTTTCATGCAATGACTGTTCGTATTTCCAACAATCATATATAGTTCCAAACCACTCACGAACTCTTACTTGTCTGTAATGCTGTGAATAGTTATCACCACTGACTCCTCTTTGTAGTGTTCCTTTACCTGTTTTGCCTTTTCTTCCTTTTGCTATTCCAACTTTTATAAATTTTTCGCCTGTTTCAGGGTTTATAAGTTTCATTAGGTAAAGAATACCTGGCTTATCCTTTTCTTCGGGTCGGTTATTAAAGTATGTTTTACTATACTTACCTGCCACGAAAACACCATATCTTGTTTTTCAACGCAAATCTAAAGAAACGAAATCCGTCTCCATAGGGCGCTGATCTTAGTCGGTTATAAATCAATCTTTATACCTCTTTGAGAAGTATAATCTTGTGTAGAATACTCTAATATATGCACTTACTGTCATAAATGCTGTAGATAT